TTTCTGCTGTGGTATTAACTAGGTAGAAAAACACCATGAAGGGATTGACACTAAGACCGTGAGCAACTGTTAATAACCCACCACTTGTAATCGTTTGGTTTGATGATGTGAATGTTTCGGTAAATACAGGTGATTCTGGTATTGATGATTTAACGCTTTCCATTTCATCTCTAACTGAATTTTTAGTTGGAACTTCTAATACGCCATTCCAAGCTGTTGCATCGTATGCTTCGTCAGGGACGATAATATTTCCAGTGAATGTTGCTCCTGATAAAACGTCCTCTGCAACCAACGCCGAACCACTTGCTCTTTGATACCGATTACAGCGCCAATTTCCAGACCCTAAACTTTCAAACTCTGCGGTGTCACCTGCTGCTGTTGTTATGTTTGCGCCACTAGGCAATATTAGTGCTGTGCCACTATGCGTTAATGTCAATATGCCACTAAATGTCACACGTTTAACAATGCCCGCCGACACCGTGCCAAATGCCGTAATTGTGATTGTGCCAGTAATGGTTAATTGACCAGCATCATTAGCGCCTAAATTAACCGTTCCCGCTGAAGCTAACGTAGCTTGACTGTATATATCTCTAATCCCAGCTTGTATGGCTTGTAAGTCGCCTGCGATAGAGGCTGAATCTCCTGTGTCTGGCTGATTGCTTGCTGGGGTTGTTGACCAGTCCTTAATGCTTGTACCGATATTAGCCATGTATTACCTCGTATGTTATATTTATGTTTTACAAATGAAAAAACCACCGCGAGGGTGGCTTGATATGTCTGAAGATCAAATGTATCGAATTATTTTAGTGGCTGTATTTACACCATTAGTTTTGTTGATAATTAAAAAGGCCGCCAGTAGCAGCAGGCGCTACATATTTACCACCCTCCCGCAGCATCTTGGAAAATGGTACGGCAAGTTCAGGGCGGTTAGAAACAGACGCTCCTAGCATTCGCTGCATTGGCTGAGTGTATAAAGATGAACCTGCTAATAAAGGGAGTCCAACCATAGGGTCAATCATTGAGTAAATGCCAGCGCCAGTCATTAACGCTCTGTCTGCCGTACCGCTATTAGGTACTTTATTCCCTAACACTGACTTGCCAGCATCACCTAAATCCTGCATTAAAGCCCCACCCCTTGCAAACGCCGCCTTATCTTTTGACTTATCCATTGCCCTAACTGCGTTTTGAAATTGTGCAGGAGTAAAATTCCCATCATCTGCACCTAATTTACTTGAAGCATTTTGGACACGTTTGAACTTAGCCCAGGCGCTATTAGTTAGTTGTAGGTCATCAGCGTGTGAACCAGCTTGCCGTTTAAGCATCTCTTTTAACTCTTGTTGCAGCTGCTTAACTGCTGGGGCCATATCCCCATCATAAATATCTTGAGACGCTGCAAGCTTTCTTGCTTTAGTTCCTAATGCACTTTCTAACTTTTTATAACCTTCTGATGTAATAACTCCATTTTTATCAATAGATTGTTTAACATCATTTAATGCGTTAGCAAATTTCATTTTCTCTGCTTTTGGCATAACAAGGTCATCAACCATGCCTTGAATTTTAGATACATTCCCACTAAATTGCTCATCAGGCGTAATAGCGCCTATTTTAGTTAAAACATCATCATATTTGTCTTTTAATACCATTTCCACATGTTGAATAGCCTCCCTGCCGCTCAGCTTAGCAGGCATTGATTTACCTATAGGCTTTAACACTTGCTGGTATGCTGCCTTTTCAAATTGAGAATTTGCAGTGTTTCTTGCATTAGCTATTCCATTGCCTAATATAGGCAAGCTAGACAATTTTTCTTCTACATTGTTTACAAACCCGCCCAGCCTTTGCCCTATAGTTGGGTTTACCCCTTGTTTTTGTAACAACTTAACACTTTGATTAACTGATGCTTTCGGACTTACCACCCTAGCTAAAGCATTGCCAACAGGAGCAAAAACACCCCCTACTGCCGCTTGCTTTGCTTTCTCTCTCCAAAAATCACCTTCTAAAACTGGCACAGTGGCAGCAGATAATCCCATTCCGCCTAGCACAGTCTTACCAACTCCTGCGGCTATTGGAAGTTTAGAGGCTAATGCTAGGTTTGCAGGGCTTCCAAATATACCTATTGCCCTATATCCGTCAAAACCACTTTCGCCTTGCGCCTTTCTTTGCGCTTGATATTGTTGCTCATCACGTTTAATTAATTGGTCAACGCCCCCTGAACCAAGTTCAGGGACTAAACCTGTCTTATCTGCAAGCCAATCATTTGCTGTATTCCCTGCCTCAACAACACTATCAGGCAGCATTTTTGTTAGCAATTGAGCGCCAGCATCAAACGGGTCTTTTAATCCCTTAAGAACTTTATCTGTGCTTGATAATGATTGAGCTGGCTTCTTATAACCAAGTGCGTTTTTCTTAATAGCCTTTACAATGTCATCATCACTCATTCCATCGGGGAACTCAACTTGCCCATAATTGGGAACATCTATAATTTGAGGCATTATTCAATTTTCCCTGTTTTAGGATTATATTTACGAACACTAGACTCACTAGAATTCGGCATTTTTTCATCTTTAGGCAAGATTTCACCATCATTAACAGCGCCTCCCAATGCCTTAATTTGCGAGCGCTTTGTTTTAATAAAGGCATCAAGCACCGCATCTTTTTCTTCTGGTGACGCATCAGGGTCGCCAAGCGTAGCCTTTAAAGATTCACCCTCTTTAGCTGTAAATGCAGCGCCAAAAGTTGAGCGTAGCAATGGGAGTATTTCATTATCTACTTTTGCAATATACTCTTTTCTAGCTATAGCGCCCTCACCTACGTTAAACCCAAGCTGCCGTCTTGTGGAGTTGGAAAATTGACCTGCTTTTGTGTAAGTCGCTTTTTTTCCTAAAACACTTAGTTCTTTAACAACATCTTCAAGGTTAGGCAAATTGCGCTGCATCTCTTTAAGAAGAGATTCATTATCGGCTGTATTCTTTGCTCTAGACTTAGCTAAATCAACTGCTGATACTCTCTCTGCTGCTGTTGGAACGTTAATGCCAGCAACGGGTTGCCCCGCTGATGCTAACGCTTGCCGACCTCTTTCAGATGTCCCTGTTAATGGCTCACCTGTTATATCAGTGCCGATGTCTGATGTGTTTATTTGGTTTGGATTGCTTTGATTTCCTGTTGGTGCGAGTGGTTGCATCCTTGTTTGATACGGGGTTCTACCATTGATCCTGTTTGCAATAGCTGCATCAGTTGTTACTACCCCGTCAATATCATTGTTAATATTAAACCCAGCAGAAGCCTCAGATTTTGCGCCTTGTATCTGACCTTGCAAGTATGGGGAGTCACTAGCCCTAACAACTTGTTTATTAGTAATTGGGTTAATCATTGGGACAAGTTCATTTGTTCTGCTGTTAAATCCAAACGCGCCATCTGGCGTATAAACTGCAACAGAATGAGGAGCTACTGGTGTGGGGTATAATGTTTTTAATGCCTGATCTGGATTAATAGCAAAAGCGTGAGCCATTTCAGGATTTTCTTTAATTGCTTTCTGAATCGCAGCGTTTCTCTTATTAAGCTGTTCTTGCTGTTGTGAAAATACCTTATCTTGCTGATTAACTCGCTCCTGTTGCAATCCAATTTGCTGCTTACGGAAATCTTGCAATTGGTTCTGAGTGTTGAACTGTTGCGCTTGTTGCAAGCCTTGCTGCGTACCTCTACCGAACGCAGGGGCAAACTGTCCGTAATGGCCAGTATTGTTAGCCAATACGCCTAGCCCAGCCTGCAATAAAGGATTGCCTGCTATATTTTTTAAATCAAATAGTCCCATAATATTATCCTATGCGTTAGGTGAGCCTAAACCCATTAACCATTGACGTTTTCTCATCTCTTCTTCTTCAAGTGAAGCTATATTGCTACTGTCTAAGAATGAGCCTGTTTGCTGTTGTGGTCTTGGCTGGATAGCGCCTGCTGGCGCTTGTTGTTGAGCTTGTGGTTGCTGGCCTTGACCTTGCATCATACCCAAGCCTTTTTGAGCTGTTTTAAGCCCATTCCCACCAAAATCCATACCGCTAAATCTTTGCCCAAATCGTTCTAAGCCATTTAATTGGTCGTAACCGCCAAACGAATTAGCTGTCATGCCATCATTTGCAATAGTAGAGCCTATAAACTCGTTATTCGGGCCATATGTCGCTAAGCCATCAGGTAATGCACTAGCCGCAGAGTTCGCCGCTAATGAGCCCAAGCCAGCCGTAGCGCCACCATAACCTGCTGCTGTTGCACCTGCCCCACCTAGCAATCCAGCCGCCCCTTGAGCTGCTAAAGCGTTACCAGCAAATCCAGCAGCACCTGTTGCGCCTAAAGCACTTGCTGCGCCACCTGCTCCTGCCGCTCCTGCCGCTCCTGCCGCTCCTAATGCTGGGGCTGCCGCGCCACCTGTTAAAGCAACAGCGCCTAATGCCGCAATGGGAATTGCTAAGTCTTCTATGCCTTTACCCATTATTCACCTCCAAACAAGCCAAGTGATTGGCCTAATCCAGCAGCCGCTAAACCACCACCAAGATAGTTTGCAAAGTTATTCGCTTGATAAGGATTAGCACCTGATGTAAACGTTTGACCAGCGTTACCGATTGAGCCGCTAATACCTTTAGCCAATACATCTAAGTTTGCATAAGGTTGATTTTGTGCAGACTGCCAATCGCCGTAACCTTGATTGAGTAAGTCTTGTTGATATGAGCGCTGAATATCGCCTGCACCAATAAGTTTAGATGAATCGTTATAGCCAAGACTTTGTTGCTGCCCTGCTGAGTTCATTGCATTTAATTGGTTGCTACGTTCTTGATTGTAGTTTTGACCGTATGTGTTCGTCGCTAAGTTAGCTAATGAATCACCAAATGCTTGTTCATTACCCGCTGTTGCTTGTTGCCATGCCGAGCCACCAAATGCACCAGCCCTCCCAAAGTTAGCGTCGGTCTGTGCTGCTGTACCATTCTTATAAGCCTCACCCATCCGCCCTGCTGCCGCATCGAATGTTTGCTGTAGGAATGGATTAGATGCTGGGTTCATAAAGTCACCACGAACCGTTTGTTGATATACGTCACCAGCCTCTTGTTGACCTTGAAATCCACCTAGGGCTTGCTGCTGTGTCTTATCAATACCTGCTTGCTGACTTTGGTTTAAATCTGCGATTCGTTGACCACCATAAGGCTCATATTGCTTATTAGACAATCCAGCAGAACGTTGCATTAATTGCTGCGCATAAGGTGCGGCATAATCTGGCAATTGTTGCGTTACTGTTTGAGATGTCTCTGACGGTGCGCTTCCCCCACCCTTATGCAATGCTCTGCTTTCAAACTTACTGCGACTATGTGGAGATGTGAAAAAGATTGGCTCTAATTGATTCATGTTATTTGCCTTTTAAATAATGTGAAGCAAGCGCACCAGCGTTCGGTGTCTGCCCATTCCACAAACCACCGCCTAAATTGCCCATACTAGGCAAAGGGGCGGTTCTTGTTGGTGCAATATTAAAAGGTTGCTGTTGCTGTCCAAACAGTCCTTGTGGTTGTTGTGTTTTTGCTAGTTGGTCTAGCCATTGCTGTGAAGGGGTGTAGTTAAACTCTGGCGGCTTAGCATTGCTAATTTCATAGTTCTTTTGCAAGGCATCTAACTGCTCTTGTAATGACGTTATTTGGGTTGACTGTTGGGTATTATTGATGCCATTCCAATTGCCACCAGTCCCCCAATATCCGCCAGGATTTTGACTATTAAACATTACAGTTCACCCCTCATTATTGTATATACTTTTCTCATGCCTAATTTAGCCTTCCATAGCCTTGCAACGCTCTCATGGCAATGGCCCTCAATATAACTAGCCCCACCTTTTTTAAGCCATAAACAAAACTCTTTCCAATTATTGCCAATTAACACACCTCTACCTCCAACGGCAACAACATTCGCTAGTCGGTAATTTGGGTAGTTCTGAAACTCCACTACTACCGCGCCTGTAATCTTTTCATTGTGATAAGTTACAAATAACTCAGCCATGCCCTTAACAACCGCATAGCGGACTTGTGAAGCGTTTATTTCCCCTTGCCCTGTATCTAGTGCCGATGTAATGTATTTTTCAATCTGTGGCCATATTTCATCAATTTGATATTGTTGAATATGATGTACACTCATGACTGAACGCCCACAATTGCACCGTCTGTATCTGATGTTGGCACTGATGATTTAATGCGTAAGTCACCAGTTGCATCTATCCATAAGTGATATGCCCCCATGATAGGGTGGAAGCTATTCCAATCCGAACCTGAAGCTCTATTTAACTCAACCGCCATACTGCGTAATATCTCGCGCAATTTAATATCTAAATCAGCCTTATAATTAGGTGAATCAGGGCTGGGTAAATCAAAGTTAAGATTAATCATTCTTGTCCTGACGGGCTTAAGCTATAATTGATACCGTTTACTTCTACCTCGCCAGTAAAATCAAACTTAAACTTATGCCATCTTGCCTCGCGTAATACGTCAAACCGACTGTTAGTCATTGCCGCCGTCTTATCAGTAGTGTAACTAGCGCCATCCGTTAGTCGATATTCATTAGTCATAGTTGCCGAATCAGCATCATCAACAAATCTAGGCTGTACGCGATCTATTAATGTGAATTGAGCATCATCACCAATTGCGCCTGTTGTGATTGATGAAGTTAAGCTAGTCCCTGATAAAGTGTTGATAATATGACTACCATCAAATACCGCCATGTTAAAGCTAGCGTTTGTCCAAAATGGTGAACCATAAGATACTGTTGGTATTTGGTCGTAAGTAACATACTCACTTTCTAACCCACCGTAAGTTAAAGAACTGGTGAGGTACTCAAGACAACATTCAATCATTCTGTTTGCCCTGCTCCACTTTTTAGTTTTATGGTTAAACACGATGCAACTATCTAGCTCACCATTTGAGCTTACTGATGGGTAATACCAGTAAATTAACGCTTTGCTCTTGTCATACGTGCCACGTATTTTATAAGCATAAGTTGTGTTCAAGTCAGCAAAGAACCACTCACGAATACCAGCGCCTATTGGGGTAGGTCGTGAGCCTTCATACATGAAAATATCTGTCTCACTAATGAAATAGTGTGCTGTTTCAATGCTCACGACTGACTCTTGAGAATATGTCCCAATATCACTTGATATTAAGGTAAAACCCCATAAAACAGGCGGTGAGTTATTAACGCCTAAATACATTGAATTTTTCTTATAAGCAACTGCATATTGACCTAAACGCCTTACCGCCCTTACATCACCAGATGTATCTAACAAGCGAACGTTACCTGCCTGTGTCGCTACTGATGGTGTCCATGTGCTGTAATCCTTAAAGCCTGACCATGCAATTCCGTCTGGCGTGCTAGTGCCATCGTTATAATTACCCAACATCACGAAGCCGCCAACGGTGTCAATACAGGTAGCACTAGGCGCACCAGCTAAATCTGAAAAGTCGCCACTAGATACTGACTTCTGTGTAGAATCAGCACCATTGACTGTAATAGTGACATCACCAAATTGCGCGAATCGCCATACTGAATCACTTGACCCTGTATAGTCCCCAACCTTACTAACATCAGTCCATGACGTGCCAGCTAATTCGAATAACTTAGTTTGTGTACCAGCAAATAATCGCGTTGTGTTATCTAGCTTAGTCACATAAGTAGCACCAACACACGCAGCGCTTAAAGCATCAGCCACAGGCACTAATGAAGGTGCGCCTTTATAGCCCTTCATGCTAGGGATCATCATTGAGCAGTCAGTAATCACTCCAGCAACATGCTCATCCTCGTCTGGGTAAAATCCAACGAACGGGATCATCTAACTCTCGCTGATAATTTACCGCCTGATATAGATTCAGCAGCACTAGCACTATTCAACTCATCAATAATGCCTTTAGATAAGAAGTTATAAGCCTCTGCGCCTTCACGATTCTTAGTATATATATTGGCGTGTCGTAAACACTCAAATAAGTACAAATCAGGGCGCTCTGTTTCTAGCCAGTTATCGGTATTAGTTTGTAAATCTGGAATAGTTTGGTAATAAATACCCGCCACACTGCCAGCAGTTGGATAACATAGTAAATTACTACCCTCTAATGCAAAATAAATAGGTTTGTTAGCGTTTGTTTCTTGTGTTCTTATATATTCGTTTGTAACGGCTTTTAACGTGCGATTGCCGTTTGTAGTAGTCCATACTACCTTCCATGCTTCAAAATCGCTTGGTAGGGCTGTAGCACCGTCTACAAGTACTGTTTCGGCAAAGGATGCTTCCATACTGCGAACACGTAGTTTGTTATTAAATTCAGCCTCTGCACTTTTGATAAATGTTGGGATAACTGCTGTTAAATCTGCGCGATGCATGTAATCAGCAATATTTGCTTGTAGTGTTGAATAACTCACCCTTTAGCTCCAGTTTTTAAGAATTTATTAAATGTGACATATTGCGGATTTTTCTTTAACCATTTTTCAAGTTCTTTCTTTGATACTTGGTTGTCACTTTGGCGCATCATGGTTGCTAATTCAGCCATCGGGATGGTGCCAATTTGCCTAAAGTCACCCCACTTTTCACCATCAGTTAAATCACGTAATGTTTTAGCGTGTTCGAGAATAGGCTGCGCGTCATATGTCTTTTCAATTGAAACTTTATTGCCTATGTCATGAACCTTAGTGATGATGCCTGTTTGGTGATCGATGTCTTTATGTATGATTGCCATGTGAACCCCATTAAAAAAGGGAAGCCTTTTGAGCCTCCCTTTGTTCGTACAATTACTAAGCTGTTAAGTTAGCCACTTTTGCATGTGCTTTCTCATTCGTAACAACCAAGCAACCCTCTGCACTCACTAATTTCTTAGTTGAGTGACCTGTTTTCGCTAAATCTTCTGTTTTGAACTCTTGACGATAAGCAAAACCTGCATACTCAGGGTTTAAGATGTAAGCTGTATTAGCATTGGCAGTCGCTTGAACATAGTTAGGAACAACCATGATTTCGCCGAAGTCTGACATATACACATCAGCACCACCGATAATAGTACCTTGCTTGCCTTTAGCAACCTGATAGCGATTAGCTGCAATACCAGTAAAGCCTGAGAATGTACCTTTATGTGAAGGTGTTAATGACATTAAAGATGGGATGTCTGAACTGTTTGTAGCAGCTAGTTGCATCACTGTCTTAGTCAAAGCTTCTGTAAATGTACGGTTAGTACCTGCTGTATTTACTGTAGTTGGTGCACCACTTGTATGTGCTGGTGTAGCACCAGCACCACCGTGATTTACGTTGGTGTATAAGAACACACCTAAACCGCCTGATTTACGCGCTGTTGTGCTATTACCCGCTACTGCTGGGTTGATTGAAAGAATAGAAGCTTCCATATCGCGCTTAAGCTCTTTAATAGCTTTTGCAGTTTGATACTTAACCTCTTTGCCGCGACCTGCTTTAGTCACTGTATCGGCATCAGTTGTCACAACCACAACCTTATCAAACAACTGCGTATAGTTGCCTACACGTTCAGTTGCTGTTAATGCTGTACCTGTACGGTCATCACCTTCGATAACAGCGTTGTCTTTATCAGGCGCAGCTAGGTTATCACGTTGCCATTCATGCAATGTGTTGTTCGCTTTAAAACGGCGAATAGATGATAAGCATGGTGTTGATTCTGGTGATACTTGATAAATCTTGTCTTGTAAATCTTCACGAATGCCTTTAGCGTCATACGTGTCGAAGGTGTTGGTAGGCTGAGCCATAATATTTTCCTTTTATAAAAACTCTGCTAAATCCTCAACCCTGCCGAACTTCGCTAAGCGATTAGACGCTTCTTTATTTCGGGTTCTGTTCTTAGGCTGTGGCGCATTAGGTCGAATCACCTTGGGCGCGGATTTAACTTTCTTCATTTGAATTGGTTTTTGAGTTTCTAAATTGCGGTATTTCATCGCATCGTTTAGCAAGTGAACCACGACACCACTATCCAATATGCCACCCTCTTTAAATGCTGGCGCGTTAGTCAAGAACATCAAATCACTCTTAGAAATGCCGTATGTTTTTTCGGCAAAATTCATGATTTTATCTTGATATTCTGGCTTACCATATTCAGGAACGTGTGATTGCAAATACTCTCTATTACTATCTAACCGTTGAGTTCTAGCTGCGTTTTCCGCTTGGCTAGCTTGCTCTAATGATTGGCGTTTAACTTGATCGAGTTGTTGCAATGTTTGCTGCGCTTGTTGCTGCTCAGCCTGTAGTTGGATATATAGTGCTGGGTCTGTCTGTGCTAATTGCGGTGTTAATTGTTGCAATTGTGGCGATACCTGATTGACTACGAAAGCCTTTAGCTGCTCTATTTGCTCGGCTGATTGCTGATGTACTCGCTGGGTATTGCTTAGATACTCTGTCTGTCTTTGTTGCTCCGTAGCAGCATCTGATTGCCTCTTACGGGTGTAGTCACTCGATAGCATGTAACCTTCTGCAAGCTCTTCTAGTGTGAGTTCTTTCTCTTCATCTTCACCTTGTTCGTTCTTAACGGTTAGTTTGAATTTCTCACCCTTTGCTTGTTCTTCTTCGTCATCTGGCTCGTCTGCTTCGTCTTCGTCATCAGCATCCTCATCGTCTTCAAGTTGCCCATCGTCATCACTGGTATGCTCATCTTCTTCAAGCTCTTCAGTTTCTTTGATTGGGTCATCAGATAATAACTCTGCTAAATCTTCGACTCCCTGATTAGGTTGGTCGCTCATGTGTAACTCCTTAATTTTGGACGTAAAAAAACCGCCTCAATGGGCGGCTATATCTGTTACGTGTCAGATATTCTTAAATAGATTCTTTAAATCGTTGGACTAATGTTGGTTTGGCAGGTTGTAACTGCGCTGTGGCTAACTTACCTGTTTCAACATAGCCTTGCAATATGCCTTTTAGTTTTCTAGTGATCTGTAATGATAATAAGAAAATGTCTCTACCTTCTTTATCACGTACAGGGCAGCCAGCTAAATGCTCGATGATTTCTTTTTCCAAGTCTGTAAAGATTGAATTAAACAATTCATTTTCTAGTAACTCTTTAGCTGACTGCGCTCTGTTCTGTTCTTGTCTTAAATTCTGCTCATTCATCTCATATCCTTAAGCTGCGGCTAACATCGCCATAATGAAAACAATGTCGTCCTCTTCAATTTGTTGTTGTCTTGCTATCTCAGCCTGTATTAAGGCTTCTTGCTCTGCGCGTTCACGCTCGGCTTGTTGTTTAGCTTGTTTAAGTTCGTATAACTGTCTAGCGTCTTGTGCTTGTTGCTCGAATATCGCTAATACAGCATTTAATTGGCTTTGGTAGTCATTGATTTGCTGTTGCAGTAACGCTTCATGTACTCTTAACTTGTCTAAAGCATCAGGCTTATTCTTAGCCTTGACAATTAGTCGTTTAACATCAACTTGCTCTTGCTCAACTTTTGCAAGGTGTCGTTTAATGCGTTTAGTCTTGCGGGTTTCAATGTGCATTAGAACTCAACGCGCTTACCATCTCTAAATGAGCCGCTTACAAAACCACCAAATCCATCATTAGCGGCTACACCACTAAAGTTAAAGGTAGCCTCTTGGCCCTCTACTAAATAAGCCCCAGCATCACAAGCTAATGTGTAGACGTTTGGTGAGTTGCTCACATAATCTAGCGTGGCATCTTGCCCTGCAATATTGTACGAACCTGCGTCACAAGTTAATGTGTAATTCGTTGCGCCAGCTACATAGGTAAACGCAGCATCTTGACCACTTAAGCTATAAGCGCCAGCATCAGCAGTAATGCTATATGCGGTTGCGCCGAAACTTGTAACAAATGTTGCGGCCTGTCCATTTAGCGTATAGCTACCAGCGTCTGCAGTAAGCGTAAAATTCCCTGCCCCTGCTACATAAGTGAAACTAGCGTCTTGACCTGCTAGTGCATAGCTACCAGCATCACACGTTAATGTAAACGCCTCAGAACCAGCTACATAGGTTAATGTAGCGGCTTGTCCTGATAGGACATAAGCGCCAGCATCTGCCGTTAAGGTGTAGCTTGTAGCGCCAGCAGAATAGTTAAATGTTGCCGCTTGACCTGATACAGCATATGACCCTGCATCAGCCGTTAGTGTGTAATTTGTTGCGCTTGCTGCTGCCCTAATAACGTGGCACTGTGCATACCACAATACAGAGCTTTGTGACCACTCAATGTTTTGACCTGAGCCAGTTGTTGCTCGATAACCATACGCAGATACTACGTTTGCCACTGCGGTAAAATCTACTTCTGATGTCTCGGTGTAATCACATGAGATATTAGCAGCTGACGTGTTTCCTGTTATCACACTGCCTGATATTAGGTTTCCGCTGGCCGTGGTTGTTGTTGGTGCCACTAGAGGACTAGCGCTAGTACCTGTAGCAGAATTATGCCCTTCTGTTGGCGTGGTTTGGTCTACGCCTGAGTAACTTTCCACATCACCTGATTGTGCATAGGTTTGCGATGCGAAAGTGACTAGGAGGGTTTGACTACCTGTCGGCGGGGAAATTAACCTAAATGTTTGGTTTCTTGCGTCAGCCACACCACCAATCGCGCCACCAGTATTAGCGGCTACGGCTGTCATAGCGTTACCACCAAGTGTTACTGAACTAATGGCAGGTGCTGTAGCGTAATGCCCCCATGATATCTTAGCTTCTGCGT